CCCGTCCTGTATCTCTTCCAGCGAACCGGCCCGATTCACCAGGGCTTCAATCTGTTCCACCCATTGCCCGACAATCGGGTCTGCTTCTTTTGCCAACATCGCGGCGAGATGATCTTCGCGGTCAATTCCCACCGCATGCGGCGGCGGGGCGAGTTCCCGGTTCATGGCACGGTTGAATCCGGGCAGCATCGGGGGAGGTGGCGTTGGCGCTTGCAATAACGCCGCGCCGTCGTCCGGGTCGGGCAGGCCGAGTTTATCCCGCAACACCGACTGCTCCACCTGCAACCCCAGCGGCACCAGTTTCACCACGGCATCGACCAGCGCGGCGGTATCTTCCGGCTCGGCCACATCAATGACCAGCTTCGGATATCGCCCCGGCCCGTAATTCAAATCCACAAACGGGCGGATCAAATCCCGATTCAAGGTGCTGGACAATGCCCTGGCATCGGCCTGCAACAAATCCCGCCGCACCTCGTCATGCACCTTGGCCTGACTCAACGACGCGCCATCATCGGCGGTCATCGTCTGCCCGAGCACCGCCTTGCTGATCTGTTTGTCCCACCAGTTGGCGAGCTTTTCAAAGAACTCCCCGGCCCCGGCGGTATTGGCCGCTTTTTCAAACTCGATCCGCATCGAGTCGGGAATCACCGCGCCCGCATCGCTGGCAAGATTGGAGACCGCCGCAATCAGGGTCTTGATGTCCTTGTCGGTCGCGCCCGCGCCATATTTGCCCACCCGCATCGGGATACCGTACACGTCCGCAAAGGCCATCCAGTCGCGCCACGCCCACGCCTTGCACATATAGCCGACGGCGCACAGGAACGCCAGCCCGCTTCTCAGAGGCATGCCGGGGCGCAATCTTGGCGTGTGCACGATGAATTTATACGCGGGTAATGTCAGCCCGTCCCGATTGGATTCATCGCGCAGTTTCAACTCGCGCCCGGTGATCTTGTCGAACTGGAAAAACCGGGGGTCGCGGTGCGGGTAGCGTTCCGGCGTCCAGCGTTTGCCATCCCGGTTCCACTCGATCTCGCACACCGAGTAACCTTTTCCCAGGGCATCCAATAAATCCAGCCGCAGATAATCAAAATCGGGATCATCGACCAGGGCGCGCACGGCATCGGCCATGTCAATATCGCGTGCGCCATCTGACAGCGCATCCACGCGCACGGGCAGTCCGGCCACCGCCATGCGCCGGGTATTGAGCACGGACGCATAATGCGCATCGCGCTCTTCCATCTCTTCGGCGAGCGTCAGATACCCGGTGCCCTGCCCGCGCCGCGCCTGTTGCAATAAATCCGCCAGCCGCGCCGGGGTGAGATTGTCGGCAGCCGAGGCGTGCCAGACCTGGCGTGCGCCCTGTCCCTGCGGTTCGGCATATATCTTTGTCAATGCCGCCGTTCTGAGCGGCTCGCCGCGATGATCCAGTATCTGTGCCATCTCGTTATATCACTCCCATTTTCCAGTTGCCGCCGCGTTCAATCGTGCGCGTATACGACGCCCCCGGCTGCACCCGGTGGTAATCAATGATCTCCTCGCCCCCCTTGGCCGCACTGGCCGCGAGAAATTTGGCCCACGCGCGGTCGGCGTGGCCCGCGCTGTCGCTGTCAGCCACAAAACGCGGCGTACCGGTCGGGCCGGTCACTTTTTTCAACTTGTGAAGATCAGCACGCAACACCGCATCGCCCGCCGGAATCCGGCACTTGCGGTCTTCAAAGGCTTCTTTGCCCAGGGTGGCGAGGGTCAGTTTGTTGGCGCTCGTGAACAACATCCCTTCCACGCGGGTACTGCCGTGACGGCGCTGCGCGTCTTCGACGGGTTTCTCGCCCATGCCGGTCTGATCCATGCAGCAGCGCATGATCTTATATTTTCGGAACACGTCATCGAGCAACTGGTCCTGTTCGGCAAAGCTCGCGCGCTTGCGGGTAATCACCTCCCGGCACCACGCCACATCGCCGATGATTTCATCCACCCAGATCACGAACAGGTCATTGCGGGCGGCAATATCCACGCCGACATAGCACGGCCCGCCGGTATATAACTCGGGCTTGCCCGCGTGCTCATCCTCAACCGAGGCAATCAAATCAAACGGCAGCCAGCTACTGGCTTCGTCCAGCCACTGCAATTCAAATTCCTGCGCCCATAAATCCGCATCGCCCGCGCCGCGCTTGAGTTGCTCAATGTCTCGGGGCAGGCCATCCTTGACGGCGGTATAAATATCCGTGACGTGGCGACTCCATCCGTCATCACTCCCGGTCATGAGCTCATAAAACTTGTTGCCCTTGCCGTTCGGGGTCGAAATGACGCGCAGTTTCAAACCGGGTTTTGAAATGACGGGAAACAATGCCTTCCAGATGGCGCGGCTGTCCTGGTGAAACGCAAACTCATCCAACAACACATTGGCCGAGAATCCACGCGCGGTATCGGGATTGGCCGGTAACGCCGTAATCCGGCTGCCGCCCGGAAACTCGATCTCAAGCGCGCGGGTCGCCGCGTCAAAGTCGTAGCCGGATTCTTTAAATGCGGCTTTGAGCGCATTCAAATGCACTTTAACGCCTTCCTGCATCGCCTCCCGCGCCTGCCGCTCGCCGCGCGATAAAATCACCCAGCGGGCGCGCTTGCCTTCGCTCTCGGCCTTGAGACAGTCCAGCACAATCTCAAGCGTCGAGGTAAACGTTTTCCCGCACTGGCGGGCAAACATGGCGATTTTGAACCGGCTGTCATCCTGTATCCATTTTTTCTGATACGGGTACAGGTTCAGGGCGGGCGACATTTTGCTCATAACGCATACGCCGCTTTGATAATGGTCGCCAGCGCCGCCTTGTCAATCGCCCCGGTCTTTTCCAGTGCTTCCAGTTTGGCCTTTTGTTCGGCCAGGACTTTCGCGCGGGTCTCGGCCTCAATCTGCTTTCTGACGTGAAGACTGACCTGTTTGCCCTGAATCGCGTTTTTGGCCGTCTGCGACAACTTGCGCACATCATCCAGTTCCGCCGCGCCGCTCGCCATCAGATTAAGCGCGGTATCGGTGGTCAGAGCCATTACCGCATTGGCAAGCAGATTCCCGGTTTCCTCCGACTTGCCGTATTTGTCGGCAATGATTTTGGCGTGGGTTTCCAGTTCCTGCATTTTCTCGGTAAACGAACGGATTTGCGCATCATAGCGGTGCACGCTGCTGCGGCTCACCGGTTCATCGGGATACTCGGCCTTGATGATCGCCACCATCTCATCCAGTGTGTACGTATCGGCGCGCAACAGTTCTTCCAGCCGCGCCCGGTACGGGGAGCGGTGAACATTGCCCTTGCGGCGGCGCTTTCTCCCCTCTCCCGCTTGCGGGAGAGGGGCCGGGGGAGAGGGGGCTGGCACTCGCGCAATCTCCACTACGGACGTCGGGGCGAACTGATCCCGTCCACCTCGACAAGACCGTTCACCACATCGATGCCACGGGCGCGCAGTTTCACCCCGTACAAATCCGGCGCAATCGTCCCCAACTGCACCAATTCGACCAACTGGTGGGTTTGCAAGAATCGAAGATCGTCGATCACCTCGTGGCGCTCGGCGACCAGGTGCACAAACTGCAAGCCCGCGTGCAAGACGGAACTGTTCGCCTGCTTGCCGGGTTGTTCATTCAATAACCGCAGCAATACCAGTCTCCGGTCTTCGCGCAGCCGCTCGGCAAAACTCTTGTTCACATTTCTTTCTCCCGCAAATATTTTTGAATGGTCAATACGGCGGTGGTCAAGGTTTCAACTTTGCTTTCCACCGAGGACATGCGTTCATAAATCCGCACCGCGTCGGCGTGGGTCATATGGTTTTCCCGCTGCGCTTCCAGTCGCGCCACCCGCCGCGACAAGGCCGCGTGCATCACCCAGAACACGCACGGCACGACCACGCTCGCCAATGACGCCAATACCGCCACAATCAATAACGGCCAGGGGTCAGTCATCGCATCCCTCCACCGGAATTCCCGTGCGTGTGAGCGCCGCGCAGTAATTCCGCTTCGCGGTCTGCTCCCACGCTTTCATTGCTTCGATCAGGTGCCACTGCATCGTCCGGCACAGGTGGTAGTGCGCCGTCACCGCATCGTGGTTCGCAATCAAACTCGCCCAATGATCGTTGTCCGGCATCGGTAATCCCGGACATGGCTGCATCAGTCCCGCCGGCATCGGCAGCGGGGGCGGTATCGGGAATATCTGCACCGGTTCCGGCATTGCTTGTCTGCCAGTGGCGCAGGACGTCAGCGCCAGCAGAGATATCCAGATCAGGGCGCTTTTCCAATAACCGGGAAAGCGCCGCACGCTGGCGGGTGAATTGGGTTTGATACTGTTCACGGGATACCTCAAAATCATGCGCAATCGCATTGAGCCGCTCAAGACCGGCTACCTGTTCGGACTGGATGGATAACGCCATCTCGTGCAGTTCACGCGCCGCCGCGCGGGCGCTCAATAACTCACGGGTCAATGTGGCGTTGTCCCGCTTCGCCGCCTGGCCGCGCTCGTGGCGAATGCCCATCACAAACGCAAACGTAAAATGCAGCGCCAATCCGGCCACAATCCACACCATTGACAGTTTCAGGGACATACGGATTCTCCCGGCCAGCCTGCCGCCAGATACGCCGGTTCCAGCGTCAGTAAAATCCGGCGCGGATACGCGGTGTTTTCCC